CTGCGCGAGATCGCGCGCGCCGAGGATCCAGCCTCGCCGCTCTCGCTTGAGAGCCTGCGCGCCGTCTCGCCCTACGTCACCCTGCTGTCGGCCACCGACTCCGTGCTGCAGCAGAAGGGCGGCATCGGGAACCTGTCTGTCTACTCCGAGCTGCTGCGCGACGATCAGGTGTCGACGTGCTGGGCGCAGCGGCGCCTTGCGCTCACCAGCTGCGACACCGTGGTCGAGCCCGGCTCCGACGATGCCGCCAGCCAGGCCGCGGCCGAGGCCCTGCAGGCCGAGCTCGACGGCATGAATTGGGACGACGTCACCGACAAGGCCCTCTTCGCCGCGTTCTACGGCTGGGGCGTGGCCGAGGTGCTGTGGAAGCCGGCCACCGCCGGCAGCCTGACGCCGAGCGTCAGCTTCGACCGCGTGGTAGTGCGCGACCGCGCGCGCTTTCGCTTCGACCGCGACGGGAACGCCTACCTCTTCGCCAGCGGCAGCGGCTGGCGCCAGGTGCCGCCGCGCAAGTTCTGGTCGGTGAAGTTCGGCGGCGACCATCACGACCAGCCCTACGGCCTGGGACTGGCGCACGCGCTCTACTGGCCGAGCTTCTTCAAGCGCAACGACATCAAGTTCTGGCTGATCTTCCTGGAGAAGTTTGGCCAGCCCACGGCGATCGCGAAGCTCACTAAGGCGCAGCTCGAGGACGAGACGCAGCGAAAGAACGCGCTGGCCGCGCTGCGCCTGATCGCCACCGACGCCGGCGTCGTGGTGCCCACGAACGACCAGGGCGAGAGCCTGATCGAGCTGCTAGAAGCCGCCCGCAGCGGGGCCGCCGACTACGAGGCGATGAAGCGGGCGATGGACGAGGCCATCGCGAAGGTGATCCTCGGGCAGACGATGACGACCGAGAACGGCAGCAGCCGGGCTCAGGCCGAGGTGCACCTGAGCGTGCGCCAGGACATTGTCGAGGCCGACGCCGACCTGCTGTGCGGCAGCTTCAACCATGGGCCGGTGAAGTGGTGGTGCGAGTGGAACTTCCCTGGCGCGACGCCGCCGCGGGTGTATCGGCAGACCGAGGTGCCGGAAGACCTGGCGCAGCGTGCCGACCGCGACACGAAGATCCACGCGCTCGGCTTCGACCCTGACGAGGACTACATCCTCAAGACCTACGGCCCGGGGTGGAAGAAGCGCGACAACCCGCTGCAGTCTATCGTCGCCGCGATGGGCGGCGGGCCTTCCGAGCCGCCGCCCGAGTTTGCCGAGGGCGAGCCCGTGGCTCTGGCAGCCCTGCGCGCCGCGCGCCGCGCCGATCAACGCGCGCTGTACGAGGCCGCCCGCATGTTCGCCCGCGATGCGCAGTCGATCACCGGCAAGCGCGTCGAGCAGCTGCTGCAGGCCGCGGAGTTCGCCGAGGATCCCGAGGTGTTCACGCGCGGCCTCGACGAGCTGCTGGCCGAGAAGCCGCCCGAGGGCACGATGCAGAAGCTGACGCGGGCCATCGTCACCTCGCGCCTGCTGGCCGCCTGGCGGAATCAGCGGCGCCGGCCGGCGTGAGCCTGCACATGCGCGTGACGATGGCCGACTTGCGCGAGGCCATCGCCGCGGCCGAGGCCGTCGACGACCTGATCACCGAGGCTGCCGAGTTCGCCGCGCAGCACGAGGCCGACACCGGCGTCGTCGACTTCCTCGACGTGCTCTCCGGCGGCGCCTTCGACGTGGCACCCGAGCGTGCGATCGACTTCTTCCGCGCGAAGGGCCTGCGGCCGACATTCAGCTACGCCGACATGCTGGGCGAAGCGCACGACCACGCCTTCACGGTGGCAAAGATGATGGACGTGGACATGCTGGGCCAGGTGCGGGCCTCGCTCGACTCGGCGCTGGCGAACGGCACAACCTTCGCCGACTGGCGGAAGGAAATCGAGCCTGTGCTCAAGTCGGGCGGATGGTGGGGCCGGCGTGAGGTGGTCGACCCGCAGAGCGGGCTCCCGACTCAGGCGCAGCTGGGCAGCCCGTGGCGCCTTGAGACGATCTTCCGCACCAACATGCAGACGGCCTACAGCGTGCAGGCATGGCAGGAGATTGAGGCCCAGGCCGATCTCGCGCCGTTCCTCATGTATGACGCCGTCGACGACTTCCGCACGCGCGAGCAGCACCGGCGCTGGGATCGAACGGTGCTGCCGTGGAATCACCCGTGGTTCAAGACCCACTATCCGCCCCTCGGGTTCAACTGCCGCTGTGGCGTGATCCAGCTGTCAGAGGACGAGCTCGGCGCGATGGGCCTGTCGCCGAACGAGCCGCCCGAGGATGGCACCTACCGCTGGCGCAACCCGCGCACGGAGATCGTCGAGCGTGTGCCAGATGGCGTCGACCCGGGCTTCGACCACAACAGCGGCGAGGTGTACCTAGCGAAGCTGCGCAGGCTGGCAGCCGAGCGCGTGCAGCAGCTACCCGAGGACATGCGTGCGGCGGCCCAGGCCGGCCTCGCCAGCGAGCCGATGCAGAGCGCCGCGGGCAGGGCCAGCGTGATCGTTGTCGACCTGGCCGGCGACGTGCAGACGGCGTCGAAGCTGAACGCGCTGATCTCAGGCCCGATCGTGGGGTACATCGAAGCGCGGCTGATCGGCGCGCAGCCGTCGCCCGTGGAGCTTGCCGCCTTCGAGGCTCTCACGCGGGCGCAGCGGGAGGGTGTCGTCGCCTGGGAAGTGGCGTGCGCGGATCATCGCGGCTTCTCCTCTGCGTTGATCGCCAGGTAGACCCGGCACTCGGCCAGCTGCTGCGCGAGCATGCGCATGTCGATCGATCGGCCTGCTTCGCGCGCCGCCCGGATGCCCGCGAGACAGGCCTCCTCCCATTCCAGCAGCAGTGACAGCTCACGCGACAGGTTCATCGGCCGGCCGACCGACTGCGCGTAGAACGTGATGATGTTCGACCCCATGGTGTAGGCGCGCGACACGGCCGGCGCCAGGGCTGCAGCGCCCGCGCTCACGACAGAAGCTCCGTGCGCTGCGGCATCCCGGCCCAGCCGTCGCACTGATCGTCGAGCAGGTCGGCCATCCCGCGATCGACGGCCGCGTCGGCCTCGAAGGCGGACTGAATCATGGCCGGGTCAGTGATCACCTCGGCGTCCGGCAATAGCGGCCCGGCCAGCCTCCTGCCGACGGCCGGCAGCACTTGGCGCCCCAGCTCCTCCTGCAGCGCTTCGACCTGGGCCTCGAGCTCGGCAATGCGGTAGCGCATGCTGCTCGCCTGGTCGGCCGGCACGTAGGCGTCGAACTTGCGCAGGATGGCAGCCTCGTCGACCAGCGTGTGCACGGTGCCGCGCACGATGGCCGCGTAGTCTTCCGCCCGCGCCCTGTCGCGCAGCAGCGCCGGAAGCTCGACGCCCGGGGTGATGACAGCGTAGGCGGTGATCATCAGCTGGTTACCTTCTTCGGCTCGAACAGCGCGGCTGCAGGGCCGCACGGGGCGCCATCGATTCGCGCATCGATGCAGTGCATGGTGATGGTGCGCGATCGCAGTCCAGCGTTGATTCGGACCCGCGACGCCGAGCACCTTTCGCCGCTGTTCGATCGGTCGTGCTGGACGTCCGCGATGTAGTGCGCGCAGGCCATGCACTTGGGGCGCTGACGCCACCAGAGCGCTGTCGCTGGGTGCAGTCTCAGAAAGGTACGGTCCGTCACCGTGTGGCGGAGGATGGGCGCCAAGTCGTCGGCGCTGCACGGTCGGCTGTATGTCATCGGCCGCCCCGCCTCGCGGAGATCGACAGCCGTTCGCGCTGGGCGCGATGAAGCGTCGTCCAGACTTCCATGGCCACAAGCTTGCAGCCGCCAGATGTGAATAACCACACGGTCAGATTCCTTTCCTGCCGCTGCGCGCGGACAGATATCCCGGCAGGCTGTGCCGGATCAGCGCCAGGTGGCGCGGCGCCATGCTGCGAAAGCTGGCCGCGGCCTTGTGGGCCAGCCAGCCCTCGACGGTCTTGATCGAGACGCAGGCCAGCGCCGCTACGTCGCGTTGCGTGAGGCTGTGCTCTGCCATGATCTCGCGCAGATCGTCTGCGGTGCTCTTCGCGCCGCGCCGCGGTGTCGGTGCGATCGCCATCAGGAGGCCACACCCTGCGCCCGGAGATCGGCGACCCAGCCGCCTCGGGTAGCGCGCACCATGCAGACTGCGCGAATCCACTCCCGGCGGTTGTGCTCGGAGGGTATTGTAGTCGTCGGCCTCATCGTCCGATACTTCGGGAATGTCCCCGGTAAGCGTGAGCGCGGCGTCGACGTCGGCAGCCGGCACGTCATGCCCGCGCCGCAGGGCGTCGAGCAGGCCGTTCGCGGCGCGGCGGCGCTGGGCCGGCGTCATGCCGTGGCGCCGAACACCCGGCGCACCATGGACGCGAATTCGGACTCCGGCGTAGGCTGAAGCTCCAGCCTCAGCGGCATCGCCTGCGTTATCGGATCTTCAAGCACACCGAACACATCGCGGAGTGCGCGAAGGGCTTCCTGCTCTGGCAGTTCGCGCGCGTCGCCGACGGGGATGCGCTGTCCGGTCTCGCATCCGATGTCGGTCTGAATGTCGGTTGTCACGCGTCCCTCCTCACTTCGGTTCGGGCAGCGCGCCCGGGTAGTGCTTGGCGATGATGCGGTTCATCGCCTCCACCAGATCTAGCCGCTTGAACGTCACGTGGCCGTTCCCGTTCTTGAAGGTGCGGATCGCCAGGTAGTCCGTCTCGACTGATCCTGTGCGGCTGCCGTAGCTGAGGCCAGCCCGCGACAGCAGGGTACTCGTGCCGCCTCTGTGATCCGGTTCTGGCTTGCCGTCGAGTACGTGCATGACTCGCACGAGGTCGTCTAGCTCGTTGCATCTGGCGTATTGGTTCCAGCCAATCAGCGAGGTCAGCACAATCCGCTTGCCGAACTTCTGCGGCAGGTTTGTCTTGTAGTGCCACGAGAGCCTGCGGAAGCACTCGATCACGCCGCGCTCGAACATATCGCCGCGGGCGCCGTAGAGCTGCTCGAAGGTGGCCTTCACGTTCGCCGCGGTGAGTTCGGGGTGATTGCCATCGTCGATCGTCTTGCTCCACCGCTCGCGGGCCGTCGAGTCCATGAGCGTGAGCAGGCCGCTCTCGTGCATGAGGTAGCGCCAGGCCTCGGCGTCGAAGGCGCGCATGCCGGCGGCCACGCCATCCTCGCCTAGCAGCCTGAAGGCGTGCGAGTCGCCGCGGCTGCAGACGAGGTGAGCTGCGCCGGCGTACAGGCTTCGGTGGCGCTGGCCGCCTTGGTTGATCACGCTCACGATCGCGTCGACCTCTGCCAGCGCGGCGCGGGCTGCCTCTAGGCGTGCGCGCACAGCCTCGCGCTGGTTGACGAGGTTTTCGATGCTGATCGACTTGACGATGCTGGTGCCGGGCATCACAGATGCCCTTCCCAGCGCCCGGCAGCGGAGCGGATGTTCGCCTTCGTCCCGGGGTCGTTGGCGTATCTGTCCCGGAGGGCCTGGCAGGCAGCAAAAGCGACGTCGGCGCGCGGGTACAGCGACAGCGCGGCCAGCATGGGCACGTCGGCAGAGCGGATCATCAGGTCAAGGTCGACGGCGTCTCGCGGAACGTAGCCAATCGGCACAAACTCGGCGTGACCGCATTGATCGGCCAGCCACTCCGTGTACAGGGTCATGTTCTGCAGCACGCGATCTGCGGCCCAATCTGCGGCCGCCTCGGCATCGGCAAGCCTGCGCTCGTTGTAAAGCGCCTCGCAATACAGCGCCGCCATCACGCACCCTCCGTCTTCGCGCGCATCGCGTCACCCAGCGCTGCCACCAAAGCCTGAGCTTGCGGCACGGTGAGGTATGACGCGGAATAGATGCCGGACGACATCAGGCGCAGCCACACGCCTTCCTGATCGTCTTCGGGCCGCGCGTAGACGTGGATCTCTTGCACACCGTACTGCGGGCGGATCGTCTGACGGGAAATGTCTGCTGACATGGTCTCTCCTGTGTGATCAGATCGATGCGTCGGTCAGGCGTCGACGCCGAGGCGGCGCATGGTGGCGCTGTCGCCAACCCAGCCGTACAGCCACCAGCCTCTGACGTTGCTGTTGGGTATGACGCCGTAGGCGTGGATTTCGCCGCCGCGGGTGATGCGGTAGCGGCGGGTGCCGAACATTTCGCGCAGCGCCTGCCGGATGGCGCTGGCGGCGATGTTGCTGGTTTCGGCTGAGCGGGACTTGATCATCATCTGGCTCCGTGCTTCGGGTGCTGCGATTGGTCCACTATAACCCTGCGGCGCAGGGTGCAGACAATGGGACAAACCCTAATGCCGTGATCTCCGTGGCTACTACTTGCGGGTTTTCGCGCCCTGGCCGCCCGAATACAGTGCCGCCGCATGAAGCGGTTCACGATCTTCCGCAAGGGACGGCACACCGCCAGCAGCGGCGCCACGCTGGAGTTCAGCGCGAGCGCGCTGCGCGATGCCGTCGCCGCCTACGATCCGAAGGTGCACGAGGCGCCGATCGTCGTCGGGCACCCGAAGGACAACCACCCGGCCTACGGCTGGGTCGGCTCGATCGCATTCGACGAGGCCACCGGTGAGATCGTGGCCGATCCGGCCCAGGTCGACGCCGAATTCGCCGAGATGGTGCAGGCCGGGCGCTTCAAGAAGCGAAGCGCCTCGTGGTATCTGCCCGACGCGCCGGGCAACCCGAAGCC